TTCCATTAGAAGGCCTTGATAGTCTCTCTGTTAGCGTTAATCACATTCATGATCAGCCCCTCCGCCTCTTCAGGCCCAAGAGTATCTAAGACCTGATCCTGGGAGGATACGTTGATGATGGTAACCTGAGGAGCAGATCCTCCCATCATTCCAGCGGTTGTGGTGGCATTCTTGATAGACCCACTCTTAGGCGGGACGAACAATTCAGGGCCACGCTCTCCAACAAGGATTGGTTCCCCTCCCCTAACGGGACCACCAGAAGCAAAACCAGTGAGTGAGGGTGCTGAGAGATAACTCGTAGCATCAAAACCGGGAGTATAAGAGCCAAATCCACCTGCAGCCCCTCCAGCAATAGAGTTAGAGCCCCCAGATAAAAAGGAACTAAAAGGCCCCGCTGCCGTTGCTTCTGTGGTTGCTTGCGCTGGCCCAGAAAAGAGGGATCCAAAAGCTTGTAGAGCTTTTTGTAGAGCAATCATAACCATAAGCTTAACGATCATTTGCTGAATCATCTGCAAGAAGGATCTAGCAAATTGCTTGAAGTTGGCTTTGCCGGTAATAGCTAGTTCTACAATAGAATCTGTTACTAAGTTGAAACTCCCCACAAGCCCTTCTTTAACCACGGAAGATAAGTCAGTAACCTGGGCCTTAATCGTGGTGAAAGCTTGATCGGCTCCTAGCTTAAGACTCTCTAGCTGCTGTGTTGGCGAGAGAACTCCGTCCGCTCCCGCGAGAGTTAGTTGTCTTTGTCGGTATTCTTGAAGAGCTAGTTCTAATTGGAATTCTTTCTCCGCACCAATCTGCCGCATGATAAAGAGGTATTGTTCTTGGGTGATAAGCTCCTTTGCTGCTAGGTCAGAAGCAATCTCTCGGTCTCTTTGGGCTTTCTGCATGACCGCCCCGATAGCATCATATTGGCTTAGGAGCTGCCTTACACGCGACTCATCTGTACGGTTTGTAGGGATAGGTGGATTCAGACCTTGGTCTCCAACTTTCTCAATTTCAATCCCGGGAAGCTTCCGTCTACCACCCTCCTCATAGAAGCTTGAGAGAAATGAAGCCGAATCTTTGGCAAGTTTCTTTAGAACCTCTGCCCCCGAATCTCCCATATCTTTTAGCTTGGCGATGATGTCCTTGGTGACATTTGAGACCTTCATACCTAACTCATCCGCCCACAGTTCCCCTTCTGCCCTAGACTTAAGGAATACCTGTTCAATTGTGTCAAATTTTTCATTCTTTAGAAAGTTCTTTACATTGACAAAGGCATTCTTAATAAAGAGCACTCCCTGCAAAACAGAGACGACCATTTTTCTGAATACTTTTTCCATCCCTGAGGTTATGTCATCCCAATTTGATGCAACAGTTATCAGTGCCTTCTTCGCCTGTCTAGGAAGGAATAGAAAGACATCCCGAGCACTCTCTGCAAGGAAAACCCAAGCTTTCCCTAGAGCCACTAACATATCTCCTAGACTTACCGATACCCCTAAAACGCTAATTGAAGAATCTCGAAAGGTGTACATTGCAGTTGCAGCAGTACCAAGCGCAGCACCCAGCCCAACCACTGCCCAGCCGACAGGGGTGATAAAAGAGGCAAGGAGGGCAATAGTTCCCAGGGCCCCAGCAGCAGCCACTCCAGCAAGACCCCCAAGAGCTACAGTAATCTTGTCAATAGCCTCGGCTGCTTTTGGCCCACCAGAAGACAACACGTCAGTGAGGTCAATCATAGGACCAATAACATAATCAGCAAGGATATCTTGGAAGCCTTTAAGATGGCCTGATGCTTCCATAAACTTACCAATGGAGATAGAAGCTTCACGTCCAATACTGACAAGTAGAGCTTCAAAAGTGAAGGTGAACTTCTTCATCATCTCATCGAGCTTAGGGATCTCACCACCTAGGGCGTCTACAAGAACCTTTGCAGTGATCTTACCATCCTTACCTAGTTGCCTAAGTTCGCCTGTGGTGACTCCCATAGAGTCAGCAATTAGCATAGCAACAAGGGGGATTTGTTCTAGAACAGAGTTGAGTTCCTGACCAGATAGTCGGTTAGCCGCAAGGCCCTGTCCAAACTGCCGCAGCGCACCTTCCGCCTCTTGAGCAGAAGCTCCCGAGAGCTTTGTGGCGGCTGCTAAGTTTTCAACCATCTGGACTGCGGTTTCGTCAGAGAAACCTTGGCTAGATTGGGCTAGTGAGATTCTCTGGAGAACTTCACCAACCTCATTCAATCCTGTATTGTACTTTCGAGCGATGCGGATCGTCTCCTGCATCTTGTAATTAGCATTCTCTTGAGAGACCGCATATACTTTGGTCTGGTTCTTAAGATTAATGTAAGAATCAGCAGACTCTTTGATGCCTTTACTCGCTCCAACAAGAGCGGTTCCAATAGCCGCTATCCCAAAAGACGCTTCTCGGATCGATCTACCTACATTACGGATAGCATGTTGTAGGCCCGTCATCTGACGAGTTGTCTGCCTAACCCCTTGGGTCTTTACAAAGATATTGATTGTCTGATTAGTAGACATTAACTGCCTCCTAGTGTTCTTCTATTCAGGATGTCCAGTTCTAGAAGGAAGTTCAAGGCCCTATGGACTGCTCGACGAGTGAACCCAGCAGGGGCTTGCTTGGATGTCCCATGTTCTAGATCTTCAATGTATGGTACTCCATTTGCCACAGTGGCCTCCATAGTACCCTTAGGGATCTTACGGAGAGCTTCTCTTCGGCCATCCGGGGGCTCCCCATACATCCCTCTACCCCCATCTGAATAGTCTGGAGTTTCACCAGGAGCAATATTCCATCCGTTGACGGCCCTCCGGGTGTCTCGCGGAGTACCTGTGCCACCGGCTAATCGGGGATCTTGAGTAAGTGAGGTGAAGACTTCACCTGCGACATACTGAGTGATGACATCTCCATTATCTTCAATCTTCTTAGATAGATCCTCTAGCCATGCTTCCGTAGCCTCAACATCAGAACTCATTTTTATCATTTAGCCCTTGCTTTCTGACGCTCCATCTCTTCTGATGCAACCTCTAAATATTCACAGTCCATCGCGTGGATGTGAGACATGAATGCTTCATACCTAACCACATCATCAGCGAGGCCATTACGCTCTGCATATTGATCTATAGCAGTCCAGGGAATAGGAAGTGGGCCCGCAGAAGTATATCCTCTGCAGGTAGATAAGGCCCAAAAATCCTTAAGGTAGAAAGCTAGTTCATCAGGGAGGTCAGGGGGGATAAAAGAGGATCCTTCTTCAATAGGTACACCCGCGTCTTTTTTTGCCTGTATGATTTGGAAAGCCTTATCCCCCCACTCAAGCGACCAGCGGATGTACTCTCTTAGTTTCCCTCGTCCTCCTCCACCTTTTCCTTTGCAAAGTTGGAGATCTTCTGAGCCTCCTCAAAAATTACATTCCGAAGCTCTGGCAGTTCTAGGAGAAGCTGCTTTGCCGCACCGATAGAAAAAGGGATCTCTTCTCCATTTTCATCTTGGACATTTTTCCATCCAAGGATGACTGTTTCAGAGAGGGCCTGACAGAGGATCTCAACACCTCGCTCTTCGCTTAGGCGGCTAACACCACCCACTCGTTGAAAGGGGTCTGAGAGACTCTGAATACGATTAACAAAGCGCCGATTGCTCCCGCCCGCTCGCGCTAGGCGGAAGACAATCACCTCATCTCCATCATATAGGTTCAGATCAAAACCTTCTTGTTCTGCTGTTTCGTCGGTACCGAATAGTTTATAAAGACTCATTGGGGGTTTCCTTTAGTTAGTGACTACGCCGCTGAGAAGCGAGTAATCCGAATAGTGTATCCAAGGGTGGTATCTGCAAAAGCCTGATATCCCAAGCTGAGCATAACATCTTCATTCTTACCAGGGACATCCGGCACACCTTCCGAGAACTTAATGGCAGGCATATCAATGATCAGAGACTCACCCGCGCCATCAGTAAAACCAAAGCTAAGAGAGGTCTGAGTATTGGCGATCAGCTTATCCAGCAAGGTCTTATCTTGGAAGTAAGTCTGCAAAGAGCCCGAGACGTTGATAGTACCCGAGCCAATGTCAAATGCACCAAGAGTGCCAATAGCATTTAGCTCTCGGAGGTTATTCTCAATCTCCACACTAAGCTCAGTTACAATATTAAGACCGGGGTCTCCGCCCTCACCAATCGTCGCAATGTTCGAGGAGGCATTGAAAGTAGATCCAGAGACATCTGACTCACTGCTCCCAGCGATTCGGGCTTCTACTGCCTCATGACTGCGACCAGTGAATCCAAACGAACCAGTAACAATTGCACTAGCCGAGGCACTGATACTGAACGTACCCGGAAC